GAGTTTGTACAGATTGTGCTGTGCTGACGGATCTGGAGTATGCGTGTTAGCAATAACATGGAACACCGAGAAGGCAATCGGAAAAGCGAACCTTCAATGAGTTTATATCTCACTTTATCTTGCGGATATAAAACATGCGTTGTCGAAGAACCAAACTGAATTTGGTAGCTTCACTACAGTCCCATAAATACTTTACAGGACAACCGGTGGCAAATAGTGACATAAAAAGTTAATTATTTGGGGAATAGATAACAATGGATGACGGGCATGGCAAGTTACCAATGGTAGTGCAATTTGCACTACCATGGCTTCAAAGCGGCAATGTATCTCTAACTCAATAATCCTTTATGAATATCTAAAACAATACCGATTGTGATACTGAGCGAAGCGAAGTATTACAGAAGGTAGATGACCGAAGGTCATCTCTAAAGAATAAGTGATAGTAAATGATGATAAATGAACAGCTACGGTTAAAAGAATGGTAACTTGCTATTCTTAGTAGTCTCTAAGTTATCATCAATAATTTTAGATATGGTTTCTCGTTCTGAGATGCTAAGGTTTAAGATATCTGTGTAAGATATTCCACCTCTCATATACCACGCCATCCTCAAAGAATCCGACTTAATAGCGTTACATTCTTTATCCATGTTTTCAATAAGACTTGATACACCTTCGGAATCAAGTGTAAGAAGTCTTATTCGAAAAAATCAGTTACATTAACACTGAATGGTTGTTCATATCCGTGTCCACAATGAACACATGTAATTTTCAATGGTTTGTTTTCTGTACTTCTACGTAAAGCTATGCTATGTTCTTGTACAGCGTCATATGTTTTCTTATCACATTGAGTTAAAAATTCAAATATGAATTCGTTTTCAAATACAGTAGCTGTAGGTACTCTCATGTATTCAATGGTTGATGCAACTAATTTCATTGTCATCTGGTTGATTTGAAGAAGTAATTCACTACTTTTTGTATCTCTGCTGGCATCATCTTCAATTTTGGATAGCATCTGTAAAGCCTTTTGTACTTGAAACTGTGCTAATGTAGCTTCATTCATTTCGCTAAATTTTAATGGTTTGAACTTAAATGAAATCTCACCAATTTGTAATGGCTCATTATAGTTTCCGGGTTTGAAATCAGCTAGTACACCTGATAGATTCAAATCATATTTTCCTGTTTCCTTACATTCGGGGCAGTCAGTTTCTATTTCCATATTGCTACCATGCGTAGCGGCACGAATTGCGACTAGAATAGGATCTATATCTATGTTGGATAATTGCCATGGATCTTTGATATTTGGAATACAGCTTTTTATTACCTCTACTACAGCAGTGCCATTGAACAGTGCATCAGGGGTCCTGCTAGTAATCTCATCAATAGCAGTCATTGGATACACGGGTAATTCTCCGGTATCAGGCATATCAATAGTACCTTCTGGATATCCTAGTCCCCCGCTGGGTAATTTTAGATAAACGGCAGGTCTACGGAAATACTGCTTTAGTGGATTGTCAGACATAAAAACTCCTATTATTTGGTATGCTAAATACTATATACCCAATTATTTAGCAACTATAAAACTATGGCTGACATTTCTCCTGAACAACAAGACGCATTTAACCGATTTATGGAATCAGTTACTGAGGCACAGGTACGCCTTACTGTAGCTTCAGCAGCCATTACCACATCGTCAACTAGTATATCTGAAAGTTTGTACAAAGCAAGAAGTGAACTACACAAACTATCTGAAGCGTTAAAAATCAGTACTGGTAATTTAGGAAGTCTTACTTCTGCTCTTGGGGAACAGATAGAAGCCACTAAAAAAGCATCTGAAAATGCTGAACAAGCATTTGAAAATGTAGCCAAGTCTGCAGGGACTGTAAATTTTAATAATCTAAATCAAAACACAGTAGCATTGGTCGAAGCATTCAGTAAATTGACTGGAACCACTCATGACCAAAGTGTTGCATTATTATCTGCTAATGGTACATTGAATGCATTTGGACTACACCAAGTTGAAGTGTTAGAGTTAGTAAAAATTGAAAAAGAATTAAAAGAGAAAGCAGATAAAGCTAGAGCCGCATTTGATCAATTTGCAAATACACTTGGTAGTGCTAGTATAGGAATGTTCAAAGCATTAAACAAAGCTGAAACAGGTACTGGCAAATATGCTGATAGTGTAGAAAAAGCAGCCGGCGCAACGGCAGATTGGTTAAGTTCATTTGGTCCATTAGGTAAGATCGTTGGCATGTTGGTCAACGTTATGGGCACGTTAGTAGGAGAAAGCCTAAGACAGAACGATGCACTTGTTAAAACTTATCAATCACTATCTAAGATTGGTCAAATTGACAGTACAAATCTTCAAGAATTACTAAATGATTTACAAAAAACTGGATTAAGCGTACAAGAGGTAGACAAGTATGTAGCCGCAATATCAAAAGTAAGTCCAGAGTTAGCTAACCTAAGTTCAACTGTGGGACAAGGTAGAAAGATTTTTGCTGAAGTATTTGGTCAAACGTTAAAAGAAGGAACTCAAAAAGAATTATTTCGTTTAGGTTATACCATGGAAGAAGCTGTCAATACGACAGGAAGTTTTATAGCCAGTCTAAGTCTTGCAGGCAATACAAATAAAAGAACAACCGCAGATTTAAACAAAGATACAATGGGTTATTTACGTAATCTAAACGAATTATCAGCATTGACCGGAAAAAATCGTGAGGAAGCAGATAAGGCTAGAAGAAAACAAGAAGAAGATTTAGCATTTCAATCATATCTGAATACGCTGAGCGGTGAAAATCAAAAAAAAGCAAGATTGCAAGTTCAAGCATATTCATTAGCATATGGGGAAGATTATGCAACTGGGGCAAAATCTATCATACGTACAGGTGGTGCTATTGTAGATGAATTTGGTGCTAAGATATTACAGTCTGTAGGCCCGCAAGGTATTAATACGGTGGCGCCGACTCTGTAAAAGAATTTTTGCTAGGTATAGAAACATACCGTGGTATGATGGCATTCCTCGGTAAAGATGCAAAGGCGTTAGCTGAATTTAGAAAAAACATTGATAAGAAAGAAACAGGCAATAGAATTGAAAATTTTGCTAAACAAGAACAAGCAGAAAGAGCAACCAGAAGTGCGTTAGAACAATTTAATTATACCTTGGGAAATATAACTACTCCAGTTATTGTTGGGTTTGGTGAGGTAGTAAAACAATTTAGTTTGCAGATAGCTAAAACTTTAAAGTGGTTTGGCGGCCCTGATTTAACAGGTATGTTTAAAACTTATGAAACTATATCAGATGTGAAATCAACAATACAAGAAGAAGAAGAAAAACAACTCATACTATCCAAAAAGAAAACAAGAGTAGAACAAGAATTAACGGAAGCATTAGAAAAAAGAAAACGATTAGAAGAAGGAAGTGAAGAATTTAAGAAAAAACACGGGGTTGAAAAATACAAAGAAACTGATGCTGTGTTGGACAATAAGATAAAAAATATTAAAGATAAGCTAGCTACTATTAAAGATTCTATTCAAGTTAGCAAATATACTGCTGGCCAAGCTAAGGTTGCTTCCGTTGGAATTACTAACAAAACTCCTACTAGTATATCAAACTCTGAAGAAGGAAAAGAAAAAAATCCATTAGAAGGCCTTAAAATTAAACAAGGGGATGTACATCGTACAGGATCTACCCTAGATCCTAAACTTATTGAATTAGCAAGGGCAATTCAAAGTAGTGTACCTGGCTTTGCTCATTTTACTTCTTTTAATGACAAATACCATAATGATAATGTACCAGGTAGTAAGCATGTACAAGGTAAAGCATTAGACTTTACACTACAAGAATTCCCGTCAATTGAAGCAGGGCAAGCACTGGCCGCACAACTAAAACAAGCAATGCCCGGAATTATGGTTAAGGATGAATATAATGACCGTAGTAAAAAAGCAGTAGGTAAAGGACATATTCATGCTGAATTGGGCGCAAGAACAGGTGGATTGTTTAAAGGACCAGAGTCTGGATATCCAGTACAATTGCATGGTAAAGAAGCAGTGGTGCCAATATCGATATTGAAAAATTTTCTTGATTTTTATAAAGAACAAAATACAACTAAAGAATCAGACAACTCTATTACTAAACGGCCATTATCTGAATTGACCAATTCAATGAAAGAATCTAGTAATGATAACTCTATATTACGTGATTTAATCAGTACATTATCTAGTAAATTAGATGATTTCATATCAGAACAACGTAGATCCAGTGATATCAGTGCAGAAATATTGACATACACCAAGGCTTAACAGATAAATATTACACTATGTCATATAAAAAGCGTTTCCAAAATTTAACAGGACAGCAAAGTCCTATCTCTGGCTACAATAATAACACCGGAGCCTGGAACGGTCCTGGTCAAAATAACTCAACCGGAGGATGGAACAATACTGATTTTGGTTACAAGAATTATCAAAGTCGTTTGCCAGAAGTTTATACTGGACACCCAAATCGTATTGAACGCTATAACCAATATGAAATGATGGATGTAGATGCTGAAATCAACGCATGTTTAGATATCATCAGCGAATTCAGTACACAGAAAAACGAACAAAACAACACACCTTTTGAAATAGAATTTTCAGAAGATCCAACACCCCATGAAGTTGAATTGATTAAAAAACAATTACAACAGTGGTGTAAGCTAAACGAATTTGACACCAGAGTGTTTAAGATATTTCGTAATAGTATTAAGTATGGAGATCAAGTATTTGTAAGAGATCCAGAAAACTTTAAGTTATATTGGATAGATATGACTAAAGTTAGTAAAGTTATTGTAAATGAAAGTGAAGGTAAGAAGCCGGAACAATATGTTATTAGAGATATTAATCCTAATTTACAAAATTTATCAATAGCAGAAAAAACATCAACTGATTTTCAAGCGCAACCACCAACAGCTGGACATAGTGCTCCGTATAGTTACACGTTGCCAAACGAACCTACTACTGGTAGTAGATTTAGTTTAGGAATACATGAAGCGGCTATTGATGCTAAACACGTAGTTCATTTGAGTTTAACAGAAGGTTTAGATAGATACTGGCCTTTTGGTCAATCAGTATTAGAAAACATTTTCAAAGTTTATAAACAAAAAGAATTGTTAGAAGATGCTATATTGATCTATCGTATTAGCCGTGCCCCGGAACGTAGAATCTTTAAGATTGACGTAGGTAACATGCCAAGTCACATGGCTATGGCTTTCGTTGATAGAGTTAAGAACGAGATTCACCAAAGACGCATACCAAGTTTGTCAGGTGGACAAAGTGTGATGGACGCTACATACAATCCATTAAGTATCAATGAAGATTATTTCTTTCCAGTAACAGCAGACGGTAGAGGTAGTGATGTAACTACATTGCAAGGTGGTCAAAATTTAGGCGAGATTGATGATTTGCGTTATTTCAATAACAGATTAGCACGTGGGTTGCGTGTACCTAGTAGTTATTTACCACAAGGCCCTGAAGATAGTCCAACTCCAATGAATGACGGTCGTGTTGGAACAGCTATGATACAAGAGTTTCGTTTCAATCAATATTGTGAAAGATTGCAAAATTACATAGCACAAAAACTAAACGATGAATTTAAACTATTCATGCGTTGGAGAGGTTTTAATATTGATAGTAGTTTATTCAATATCAAATTTAATGCACCTCAAAATTTTGCGTCATATCGTCAAAGTGAATTAGACAATGCTAGAGTTTCTGTTTTTCAAACAATGGAAGCATTCCCATACATTAGTAAGCGTTTTGCTATGCAACGATTCTTAGGATTGACTGAGGAAGAGATTGAAGAAAATCAACGCTTATGGTTTGAAGAACGTGAAGAACCAGAATCAAGTGAACCAAGTGGTAGTGACTTACGTAGTATTGGAATCAGTTCTGGTGATTTAGAAACTGACGAAGAAAGTGTAGAAAATCTACCAGATGAAGATGCATTAAACAATCAGATGCCACCTGAGATCGGGCCCGCTGTAGCAGGACCTGAAGTTATGCCTGCTAGTGGCGGCGGCGTACCTCCTCCCCCAGCATAAATAATAGTATGAAACTCTTTGAAATGTACGATGCTCCGGTGCAAGGTTACCAAGATGTTAGCAATGACGGTAGCAAATACCGTTATGGGGATACTCGTAAAACCAAATTAACATTGAAGCAATTAAGAAAATTGCGTAAAATGTTAGATGTCAGAAACTACGAACATAATAAGAATCTTAAAAAAGTTCGCAAGCAATATACTCCTGTAGCCACTGAAGGCCCGGCTTTATAACGTATTACAGGTAAAAGTGTAAAAAAATAGCACTTATTGTGCTATTTTTGTTATTGGCATATAAATAATTCTACACAAGCCATTTAACTCAGGAGACAAACAATGCACGTGCATTATTTCACGATATCGTAGTTGAGAAAAGCCGCGAAATCTATGAATCAATGATGGACGAAGAAATGGTCGATTCACCAGTCGACGGTCTAATGGACGAAATTAGTGCCGAAGAACAAGGTATGACCGAAGAAGAAGATGAATTTGCTGATATCGAAATGGACGGCGAAGAGGGCGACATGGATGTTGAACTTGATGGTGATGACATGGGTGACGGCGAAATGGGTGAAGAAGATTTAGAAGACCGTGTTGTTGACTTGGAAGACAAACTAGACCAATTAATGGCTGAGTTTGAAGACCTAATGGGTCAAGAAGGCGGAGATGACATGGGCGGAGATGACATGGGCGACATGGGCGGTGACGAAGAAATGGGCGGAGATGAAATGATGGAATCTGCCGATGACGAAGAGGAAGAAGAAGTCACTGAAGCTGAAGAAGATGATGAAGAAGAAGAAACGCTTGAAGAAGCAGTTCAACTTCAAAAAGTTTCTGTAACACATGGCGACAATGGCGTACAAACTAAAAGCCCAACACTAGGTGCAAACAAGAAAGTATCTAGCAACGGAGCCGGTGCAGTTAATTTCTCATCTGGTGACGGTGGTAAAGGTGGTACACAAGGTGGTTTATTAAACCCAGCTACTAAAGACCTAAAGGGTGCAGGATCATTTAAGAATGCTCCAGGCAAAGGTAACTTTAGCGAAAAGGGTGAGGCAGCTCCAAAGCCAAAGCATGGTGATGACGGACAAAATACAAAGTCTATCACTAGCGAAAGCAGAAAGACTGTTAAGAAGCCAATCACTAAGCCAGCAACACAAGTTGCTAAGAAAATTATTAAGAAGTAAGGAATACTGAGAGAATGGCTTTGTATCTCAGAGAAAACTTAACGTTCGACCGTGCCAACATGGTCGTTGAGAGCGTTAAGGAAGATGGTGATAAGAAATCCCTTTACATGAAAGGGATATTCATCCAGGGAGGGGTAAGGAACGCCAATGAGCGTGTTTACCCCGTTTCCGAAATTGAATCAGCCGTCAATACTCTAAATGAGCAAATCTCAGGTGGCTACAGCGTTCTAGGTGAAGTAGATCACCCAGACGATTTAAAAATCAATTTGGATCGTGTATCACATATGATATCTAATATGTGGATGGATGGTGCAAATGGTTTTGGCAAACTTAAAATACTTCCAACTCCAATGGGACATTTAGTGTCTACGATGTTGGAGAGTGGTGTTAAGTTAGGAGTTTCAAGCAGAGGCAGCGGAAACGTTGATGATGCATCCGGAAAGGTTAGTGACTTTGAAATAGTCACTGTGGACATTGTCGCACAGCCAAGTGCACCTAATGCATATCCTAAAGCAATTTATGAAGGCATGATGAACTTACGTCATGGTCATAGAATGTTGGATATTGCAAAAGATGCACAAAACGACAAGAAAGTACAGAGATACCTGAAAGATGAAGTGGTTCGTCTTATCAAGGACCTCAAGTTAAATAAGGGGAATTGAGCATGTTAGATGCTATCAAACCATTACTTGAGAGCGGTATCATCAA